TAATACACTTTCAGACCTCAGAAAACAAAGAGGCAACTTCGACAACTTAATGAAAGAAGTCGAGAAAATCTCAAATCCCCAATCATTTAAAAAAGGTGATGAGCGGGAATGGAAACCAACAGTAGACAAGGCAGGTAACGGTTACGCCGTTATTAGGTTCTTGCCTGCACCTCAAGGCGAAGATATGCCCTGGGTTAGAATGTGGAATCATGGATTCCAAGGACCAACCGGGAAATGGTATATCGAAAATTCACTTACAACTTTAAACAAGCAAGATCCAGTCTCAGAATTAAATTCCGAACTTTGGAACTCTGGTGTTGAAGCAAATAAGGATATTGCGCGTAAGCAAAAGAGGCGCCTAAGTTATTATGCTAACATTTTAGTCGTTGAAGACTCATCTAATCCAGATTCAGTAGGTAATGTATATTACTACAAGTTTGGTAAGAAAATCTTTGACAAGATTAAAGATGTTATGCAACCACAATTTGAAGACGAAAACCCAGTCAATCCTTTTGACTTTTGGGAAGGAGCAAACTTCAAATTAAAGATTCGACAGGTAGAAGGCTATCGTAATTATGATAAAAGTGAATTTGATAAAGCCACACCTATTGATGGTAGTGATGAGAAAATTGAAGAGATTTGGGCTAAACAACATTCTTTACAAGAGAAGGTTGGTCCAACTGAATTCAAAACTTATGAAGAACTTAAAGCTAAATTAACTTTAGTTCTTTCGGGTGGTCCTAAGGTCGCAACGGCTGAGCAGATCTCTCAAACTACAAACGATGCAGCAGACGATCACTTTATGGAAAAAGTAAAGTCCGTTCAAGCAGCACCAGAACCTTCAACCAATAATGAAGATGAAGATGAAACTTTGTCGTACTTTAAATCCCTGGCTGAAGACTAAACTTTCAAAGTTTTGGAGCCCTCTTAGGAGGGCTTCTTTTTTCATATAAATATTGACATGATTGATTTATTTCCAACTAAAATGTATTTGGAAAATGATGTGGCCCCAGAATTACAAGAAAGGTTGGCTACTTCTATTACAAAAATATATGATGAAAGAGCATATTATGAAGATGATAATCCTATAAAAGGAAGAGTCTGGAGACGCTTAGGTTTATATGATAGTGAAGGGAATCATATTTCTGATAAAAAAACAGGAACTAGCTGGCTAAAAAATCCACCCGGCGAAGTGTCTATGAACGGTGTTGATGGTTGGAAAGACTTAAGAAAAATAATACATAAACACGCAATAGAGTATTTCAAAGAGATAACTGATTATCCTCATATAGCCCAATTAGAACATTATTGGCCAGTACAAGCATGGTGGAGTGTCATGAATGAAAAAGATGATTACCCTTGGCACCATCATTCACAGTATTGTATGCTTGGAACGTATTATGTACAGCACGAACCTGGACACGCACCAATATCTTTTAGATCTCCTATAAATGCTTTAGTTGGTAATACAATACCCGGAACACCTAAAGTTAAGTTAGAGGAAACAATATTTCCTAAAACAGGAGACTTATTTATTTGGCCACCCTGGTTAGAACACGAAGTGCCTGGTAAAGATTCTTACTTATTTAAGAAGAATGACATACAAGGACTTAATAAATTTTATCGAGATCCAGATAATGAAGAATATGGAAAACTACGGATCAGTATTACAGTATGTTTTCTTAAACCCGATATAATGTTAGGATATATGAAATGAAAAAAGAAAATAGAGACAATGTTTATGAACAATTAAAAATTGATGAGGGAGTAGTATATGGAGTATATAAAGATCACTTAGGATATTTAACCTTTGGAGTAGGACATTTAATTTTAAAAGATGATGATGAATGGAACTTGCCAGAAGGTTATGAAGTAACTGAAGAAAGAATTTATGAAGTCTTTCAAAAGGATTTAGATACAGCCATCGGCGAATGTGCAATACTATTTGAAGCTCGTTGGAATAACTTTCCAGCAGAACTACAAGAAGTTCTTGTTAATATGATGTTTAACTTAGGAAGAAATAGACTTGGTAAATTCAAAAAGTTTATAGGCCATTTAGAGAACCATCATTGGAAGCTTGCTTCTGAAGAAATGTTAGACAGTAAGTGGGCTAGACAAGTAGGAAATAGAGCAACCCGACTGTCAGACAGAGTGTCAAAACTATAGGTAGTAAGGTGCACGGCTTAATTTTCGGCGGCCTTTTGACAACGTACCAGGGTACAGATCCTAGTATGAGAAGATCTTCTGGCGCACATAAAATAGCTTCGTTTTTAAGAGAACATGAATATGATATTGAAGTCATAGATTACATTCATGCTTGGACTTTTGAACAGCTTAAAATTTTAGTTGATGATAGGATTACAAAGGACACTCTCTTTTTAGGATTTAGTTCTACCTTCTCTATTGCAACCCCTGCACTTTTAAAACTTATTGAATACATAAAAACACAGTATCCTGATATACCAACAGTAGCAGGAAGCCAAAACATGTCTATGAAGCCATTAAATTGTGATTGGCAGATTTTTGGTTATGGTGAATATGCTATACTAGAATTATTAAGACACTTTCAGGGCGGACCAGAACCCGTTAATACAGACAAAACTATAGATGCATATCATAATTACCAAGCGTATCCAAAGGCAGACTTAACTGTTAGATATGAAGAACGTGATGGGATAACAGATAGAGAAGTATTGTTATTAGAGTTTGCTCGTGGTTGTAAATTTAGATGTGGCTTTTGTTCTTTTCCTGTCCTGGGAGTAACAGAAGATCATACAAGAGCAGCACAAAATTTATATGATGAGTTATCAGAGAATTATGATAAGTGGGGGACAGAAACATATATCGTATTAGACGAAACATTTAATGATACAAGTAAGAAGATTGAGAAGTTTGCTAATGTAATGAAAAAATTGCCATTCGAACCTAAACTCACAGGTTATATTAGAGCAGATTTAATAGCAAGTAGAAAAAAGGATTGGGACAATTTAATATCAATGGGATTTTGTTCTCACTTCTATGGTGTAGAATCTTTTAATAATGCCTCAGCTAAAGCTATTGGCAAAGGTATGAATACAGGGCGTTTACAAGATGGCTTGATAGAGGTAAAAGAATATTTTAATAAGCATGCTGGTTATTACAAAGGACATTTATCGTTGATTGCTGGTTTACCACACGAAACATTAGACACGCTGCGGGAAACTAAACGATGGGTTGATACTTATTGGAAAGGTAATCCTTATCAAATGTCTGTGCTTATGATAAAAGATTTAAATGTTTTCCCTACAGAACTTAGTCACTATTCAAAAATGGATAAAGCTTGGGACGAATATGGTTACAAAAAGGTTCCATTTGATCCTGAGAACAAAGGCATATACACAGGAAATTATCCATGGTATCAATCACTTTATGACTTAATAAAAAGTGGAGCATATCTTTCTTGGGATAGTGGGAACATGACAACGTATGATGCTCTTAAATGGTTGTCAGAGGAATTTTTACATACAGAATATATAGACCCGTTTGTTGTTGATCACTATTTCGTTGATCCTAATGTTACTTGGAAAGATATTGCAAGAATGAATTATACTGAAATGGGTCCTGATAGATATGAGTTAATCAACAAACATATCGAAAGCTATATAAACAACAAAACAACAAATTAAAATTATAGCAAACGCATTTAGCTCTTGTGGCTTTTTAATATTGCGTCTCAATCTATGGGCATACTCCCATATCTCTTCGTCTGGAATCTTCATTAAGCGAACCGCTTGTCTTGAAATCTTTGAATTGAACTGTTTGCTGTTCTAATCCTAGCAGGCATGATTGCAATGTGAGGTTCCTCACTAGGTGCGGGTGGTGCGGGTGGTGCATTGTTTGCTATAACAATAGGAGCGGTATCTGTTGTAGGTCCTCCGCCTGCTTCATCAGTCCTATTTTCAATAGCTTGTGCTGTGGGCGTTGTGGCTGATTCAATTACTGAAGCAGATTCTGATTTCTTTTT